GCTCTGCGGCTGATAGCGCCTGTCATCCAGTCTGCTACATGAATGTGGCGAACTTTAAGGGCAACGGCTCGGACGTGACGTTTGTGTGGAATGGCGAGGGTCTGATGAAGCTGGTGTAATGACGACTTATACCTTTAAGCAGATGAACGACCCGTCGCCGGGGGCGCACAACTACTTGACGGCTGGATGTACGGGGTTGTCGGTGGATACTTCTGTGCGTGGGGGTCTTCACGCGGCGGTGGATGGGTCAACTGGGGCGAGTAAGTATACGGGCGAGGTGGCCGGGAGTGGTGTTGGAGCTGCCAGCAGACAACTTGTGTTTTATTGGAAGGGGCTTACTGAGCCGGATTGTTTGACTTATGAGGCCGGGGACTGGATTTGTCGGCTCCAGGTGGATACTGGGAACTCTAGTGTGTATTGGGACTCGGTTTATATTTGCGCGTACTCGGGTGCGTCGGGTTGGAGTACGATTGCGAGTCAGACGGGTATTAATACGGTGATTTCTGCGGCGGGCACGAAGACCGTGACGATTACTACCGGGTCTCCCTCGACATTCTCGGAGTTTCAGGACATTTACTGGTTCTATGTGTTTGCGAAGTCGAACTCGTCGGCGCAGACATTTAAGATCAAGTCGAATAAGAACCTGGCGACGCCGATTGTGGTCAAGAGGGAGGTGCCTGTGGTCTCTTTGACTGGTTCCGCAATTGCGCCGACGCTGGGTGTTGGTGTGCCTGTTGCGACGTTGACAGGTAGCGTTGGTACTCCGCAACTTTTGTTGCAGAGCGAGGTGAAAGCTCCGCCCAGGTCAAGAATTGCTAGTTCGGGGATTGAGGTTGGCGCGAGTGTTGCTCCGAAGGTTTCCGCTACTCGTTTGGTGGGTTCTGCGGTTTCTATTGGGGCTTCCTCCTCTTCAACGCTTGCGGCCTCTCGATTCTCTTGGTCCGGTCAGCGCCTCGGCACTATCCCCTATGGTGCCCTCGTTGCTGGCCGGGCCTTTTCTTCACGGCAGCGGCTTTCAGCCATTGGCAGTCCTGATCCTGTTGTTTCGCGCTCTATTCAGACAAGCGTAAGCCAGGGGGGAGTTGGGTCTTCTGGTGTTGTGGCCGCTGCTATTTCTTCTTGTGGTGTTGAGCTTGGGGGTGTGAGCTGTGCCGACTAATGTGTATGTGCCCGAGGGCGAGGTGTTGGAGGGGAATGATGTGTTCCTGGTGTCTCGCGTGGTGCGGGCCGATGGGGTGTATCTGAGTGAGGCGGATCTGGACCTGTCCGAGTCAGCCACGGTGGTTAGCATAAATGTGTATGACCTGGATGATCGGTCGGTTTCTCAGGAGGCGTTTTATACGTTGGCGATAGCGGGGAGCGCCGTGAATGCTCATACGTTGTTTGTTCTGAGCGATACGGCCTCGGCGTTGGTAACGGACGGCTATTGGGATGGCCTGGATTCGACTGGATACAATGTTCGGTATCGTTTGCAATCATCTTTGGCGGCGCTGGAGGGTGGTAAGAGGTATCGCGTGGAATTCAAGGTGACGACGGACACGAATTTCGGAAATGTGATTTGGTCGCACATCATAAATGTCAGGAGTCATTCTGTGGTATGAGTGCGGGAGAGCAAGTCGTCCATGAGTACACGCCTTACGGCGCAGCTCGGCAGTTGTGGAACTGTCGGACGAGCGAGCTGTTGCTTGAGGGTCCGGCTGGTACTGGGAAGACCAGGGCGTTGCTGGAGTACATAAACTACCTGTGTGAGACCTGGCCGGGGATTCGTGTCTTGATGCTGCGTCAAACGCGGGAGTCGATGACGGAATCGGTGCTTGTGACGTGGGAGGAGGAGGTGTTGTGGTTCGGCCATGAGGCTGTGCATGGCACGGCGAAGCGGAACAACCGGCAGAACTACCACTACCCCAATGGGTCGCACATTGTTGTCGGCGGTCTGGACAAGCCAGAGACGACGTTCTCGACGCAGTACGACGTGATCGCTGTGTTTGAGGCCAGGGAGATTGGCGGCGATACCTGGGAGTGGCTGGCCCGTGCAAACCGTAACTTCAAGATGCCCTGGCAGATGAGGGTGGCGGACACGAACCCGGCTGGCGAGTTCCATTGGCTGAATACGCACTTTCCTCCTGGGTTTAGGGAGGTTCCAGAGGAGCATCGGACGGACAAGCGGATACGTCTGTTGTCACGGCACCAGGACAATCCTGTGTACTGGGATCACGATACGGATGAGTGGCGCACTCCCGGCCTGGTGTATGTGGAGGGGACGCTAAAGAACCTTACGGGCTCCAGGCGGGCCAATATGTACGAGGGCCGGTGGGCCAGCGAGGAGGGGGCGATCTATGAGGAGTTTGATGCCTCTGTGCATATCGTTGACGAGAAGGACGTGCCCGAGATCAAGTGGTATTTCGGGAGTTACGATAAGGGCCTTCGGCACCCCGGTTGTCTACAGATATGGGGCGTGAATGACGACCGTATGTACCGGGTGCGGGAGGTGTATCGCACGGAGCAGAACATGGATTGGTGGGCGGAGCAGGTGCTTGACGCGCATGGGGAATACGGGCTCCAGGCGCTAGTCTGCGATCCGAGTGAGCCCGAGTACATCAAGGTGTTCAATGATCGCATGGGTAGTGCGCGTGGCAGGGATGGGGACCGAATTGCGCGTAAGGCGAAGAATGCAATACGCACGGGCATCGACATGGTTCGGTGGGGCCTATCGGTGGCAGATCATGGTCCGCGTATTTTCATTGTGCGAGATTCGCTGTTGGGCAAGGATATGGGTCGCGTGGAATCGAAGAAGCCAGCTTGTCTGGAGGAGGAGATCAGCGCGTATGTGTGGACAAAATCCAAGGATGGACGACCCGTGAAGGAGAGGCCGGACCCGACCTGTGCGGATCATGCCTGTGATTGTCTGCGGTACGCCGCGCACTTCATGTGGAATCGGGATTTGACTCCTCCGATGATTCCGCCGAGCTATGACGTGGGCACTTTCGGGGAGTTGCTTGGGCACAAGGACGTTACTGATTCGGAGGACTTCTAGTTATGGTGTTGAATGTTGAAGCGGCTGGTCTGATCGAAGAGATCAATGCGGCAATCAAGCTGCGCGATAGCCACCTGTCGGCTATGGATGACCAAATGGAGAAGTTCCACGGGCCGTATTACCAGCGCGAGGCGACTGATACGGCAGACTATTCGCCGGAAAATACCTACTACGAGCATGTGTCGTTGATGGTGCCTCGCCTGGTGTTTGATAATCCGCGTGTCCGTTGCGCGTCTCGTCGGCCTGGTGCCCAGGCGGAGGTTGCGGAGGCTCTGAAGCACGGTTTGAACCGTTGGGTGCGTGACGTGGATCTGCGGCGGCTGTTGGTTGAGATGGCTACGGATATGTTGTTCAACTTTGGGGTTTGCCTGGTGAGCGAGGAGGACCGGCAGGATGTTGTGTTGCCGGAGATGAATCCGCAAAGCTCCTCAAGGCCGAAGTGGCCCCGCGTGGAGCGCGTCAGCCAGCGGCGGTTCTTTGTGGATGCCGACGCAAGTCGTTGGGAGGATGCGCGGTTTATGGGGCATGAGTGGAAGAGGGACCGTGAGGATTTGCTAAAGATGGCGAAGGACAACCCTGATGGGGGGTGGAATGTCGATGCCATCAAGGGCATGGCCGAGGATAATGACAGGAGTGAGTGGGAGGAGAAGAACAAGCCCGGCGTACCTTTCCGTAAGGAGGTGTATGTCTACGAGCTTTGGTTGCCAGAGATAGAGCTGAAAGATTCGCCTGGTGTTGGCGGTGGGTTCCACGGGACGATCTACACGCTGGCGGCGAACGCTTCGCTGTCTAGTACGAGCAAGGACGGCAAGCCGGTGAAGGGCGAGTTCATTCGGGAGCCGAGGCCGTTCTATGGTCCGCGTACCGGGCCGTATGTGACGTTCGGCGTCTACAAGGTGCCCGATCTTGTGTATCCCCTGGCTCCGCTTACTGCGGTTGAGGGTCAGATCCGTGAGTTGAATACGCACGTTCTGTCTGCTTCCAACTCAATGATGAAGCACAAGCGGATCGTCGGTGTGAACGACCCCAGGACGGCGCAGCTCGTCAAGGACGTTCAGCATGACTATGTTGCCGTGGTGCCGTTTGAGGATGGCCGGGCGCTGGTGCAGGAGTTTGAGCTGGGCGGGCAGACTGAGCAGCAAGCGAACTGGATTGCTGTTTCCCGGCACCGGGCAGATCGCGTGTTGGGCATGGATGAGGCGTTGCGCGGATCGGTGACCGGCGTGGGCACGGCGACCGAGCATTCGATTGCGAGTGAGTCGGCTGCGACGCGGATGGCCTATATTCGCCAGGCGTTTACGGATTCTGTGGTGAATATGTTGAGGGCCGTGGCTTTCTATATGTACCACGACGACGAGGTGGTGTTCCCTTTGGGTGAGGAGGCGATGCTTGAATTGGGCCTTATGCCAGGTGAGGAACCGTGGTTTCAGGGTGGTGGACACGGGGACTCTGGCTACTCGTTCGACGATCTCGAACTTGAGATTGAGCCGTATTCGATGGAACGGTCCAGCGAGGGTTTGGCTCAGAAACGCGCTTTGGAGGCGCATCAGATCCTCCTTGGCTCCCTCCAATCCATGCAGATGTTCCCCGACTATCCCTGGAAGGACCACTTTGCGAAGATTGGGAACGCGATGAACCTGCCCGATTTGGCGGAGCTGGTGACGGACGAGCTGCTGGGCCGGTTGGCTGCGGATCTTCAGAGAATGCAGGAGTCTGAGGCGATGGCGATGCAGCAGAGCAGCCAGCCCAGGCTGGGCAAGGATGTGGGCCGGGCTGGGGTCGGCGCTCCCAATAGAGGGAAATTGTCCCAGAGCGCCCCTAAATTGGGCCAGATGATGGGTCAGATGCTTCAGGGCATCCAACAACCAGGAGGTGCGGGATGAGCATGATTTGGCGAAATGCGGAGGAAGGCTGGGTGGAGAAGGAGATTGCCCCCGTGGAAGAGGGCGTTCAGGCGCGTGTTTCTAGGAATGTTGATTTCTCGTCTACGCAGATGCCGAAGTATTGGAAGCATCATAAGGGGAGGTTTGACGAGAATGGGAAGCCGATTTATACGGATCGGAGGGAGATTGCTAATGATATGGCGAGGGCTGATTGGGAGGAGGGCACGAATATCGAGTACGACGCCCTCTAGTGG